AGGATCAGAAGAGTGGCACGATTCCAAACCAGGATAATGTTTAAACTTATTAAAGAACTAGATAGTGCTCAATGGAGCAAAGGAATAAAGCATGAGCTTCTGAGTAAATCCAGAAAAGCTCATGATGAAGCGAAAAAGAAAAAAACTTATAGGCAAGTGTCAAAAGAATTTGCAAAATCTTTTAATAGGAATAAAGGTGTAAAATTTTACGACAAGAAAGGATCAGGATATATTAAAGGTGGTAAAAAGAAGTACGATTAGTTTGCTATATAGAATACCTATAGGTATATAATTATGGTAAACTTTTTAATGCCCATCGCTATCAGCATAATCAATAAGGCAGTTGATAGAATTCCTGATGATCTTGATTCGGTAATCAAAGATTTTTTAATTAAGTTGCTGAAGAAAGCAGCAGCAAAAACTGGAAACAAAGTAGATGATCAATTAGTAGAGGCTCTACAGAAGGCACTGCTAGAAGGTTAACTTTATAAATACTCATACAGAATATTTTCGGAGATAATTTACTATGCCATTATGGGGAAAATCCGCAGCTTCGGCCACTAACAAGCCCAAATGGCTGCCAGAAGACGAGAACTCAGACTACAACAAGGCAACTGTCTATGCCGATACTTCAGGTTGGGTGGTTGCACCTGGATCTAAGTCAACAGGTAATGACAATGTTAATGCACAACCAGAAGTGTTAGCATGTATTGGTGGTCTATCAACAACTCTTGCTGCACCTACTGTAACTAAGATTCGTATTGTACAATCTTCTATTGCAGCTGGTAGTAGAACAATTACCGCTGAGATTACATGGGATGAGAAGGTAACAGTTGCTGGATCACCTCAAGTTGTAATTGCTAATGGTAACCAAGGTACAGGTAGTGGTCGTGGACCTCACACTCTTACCTATACTGCAACTGGTTCAACTGCAAACAGGAAGCGTTTCACAGTAGCATCACAAACTGTTGCTGAGGATGACGTACTAACATTAGGTGGATCAAACATCTCACTTAACAGTGGTACAATTACTGACACAGCAGATGGTTCAACAGCAGCATCATTGGTACTCAGTGGTTTAACAGCAGTTACACTAACAGTTTCAGCATAATAACATATGAAATTTGACGAACTTAATGAGGAGACATTCCTCATGTTCGCCATTAAGCATTATGAAAATCCTCATTGTGTTACACGTGAGGATTTTGATGAAGATTTAAAACGCTTCAAATACTTGAAGCGTCTTCTTAAACGTTATGTAAGAGGTGGTCCATTGAGGACTCATCTTATTATTAATCATCTTATCATCCTTTATAATGTTTTTGGTGACGCAGCAACTCCTTTACTCTTTTATAAATTGGAAAGGGAGTATTGGTCTTTGTTGAAAACTATACTTTTATATTTGAATAAATATCCATTAGGGATGATGTGTGATCTACCTATTGACACTGAAATTCAAGAGGAGTTGAGAAAGATATGACACTTATGGTAACAGCAACTGCAGGAGGAGCAGGCTTCAGTCACAATGCTGCAGCTACTGGACCTAATGCTGGAATTGATCCTATTATGTCTTTCCGTAAGAAAATGCAGAAGAGGAAAAAGAAATTGAAAGAAGATAGAGTTAATCCAGCACCTAGATCAAGACTTTTTCAGTATAAAGTTAGTATTCCTGAGGTAGGTGATACTGTAATATATGCTAATTCCCCATCAGAGTTGGCAAAGAAGATGCGTCTTCTTATTAACCCTCGTTATAGAGGTGATGTAAAGATTGAAAGAATCATGCCAGCAAAAGCTGCAGAGTTCTTTATGGATAAACGTACAGCACACATGAAGAATATTGATACTGCTGGTGAAGCAAACAAGCGTTTGTATGCTACAGAAGATAAAAAGATGCAGCAGGATATGGCACAAGGAAAGATTGCCATTGAAAAGAAGAAAGTATTATTAAAAAAACAAGCACTACAAAAACAATTACAAGCTAAGGTAGCAGATCTTAAAAAGAAAGTAAGAGTTGGTGGTGTGAAGGGTGAATCTGACAGCTAATGGATGTTAACACCGCTATTCTAGAACGCCTGGAAAAGGTGGTGCATACTCTGCAGGAGAACTCAGTAAAGATGGGACAGCTTCTTGCTGTCCATAATGAAAAATTAGATAAACAAGATAGAATCGATGGTGTCCTGTTTGAGAAGATGGATAGTCTTCACAGGGCACTTAATCGTGAGACAGACCTAATAAAGAAAGGATGTGAAAGAGATATACGTAAAGTTGACGACAGACTCCGTGTCATGGAGAAGAAAATGTGGTCTATTTTTGGTGGTCTTGCTGTTATATCTTTCATCGTTAGTGTACCAGGTCAAGGACTCATCAAAAACTTGACAGCAGATCAACAAAGTAGTATGATGGAGGTTCAAAGTACTAGGTTCATTGGGTGATTGATCTTCACTATGCAAATTTAATTTCTGCTAGGTTTGAAAAATTCAAAAGAGTTAAGGAAGGAACATTTAATTTCAGATGTCCTTACTGTGGTGATTCACAAAAGTATAAGAATAAAGCACGAGGTTATCTCTTCACTATGAAGAGTGGTCTCGTTTTTAAATGTCACAATTGTGGTGTAGGTAGATCTTTTGGTAATTTTTTAAAGGAACAGGCTAATGATATCTATGACGAGTATGTCATGGAGAGATATAAGAATGGACTAACTGGTAAAGGACGCAATGTTGCTGATCCAAAATTAAGTTTTGAAAAACCAGTATTTAAAAAGCATGGAAATCTTAGAAAAGTTTCTGAACTAAATAAAAAACACCTAGCATATGAATACCTTTCAGGACGGAAATTAGATCCGTCCTTATTTTATTTTACTGACCAGTTTTGTACTTGGGTTAACACACAGAAACCTACTTTTACAAGTATTGACAAAGACCACCCTCGTATAGTAATACCGTTTGTTAATAGTGATGGTAAATGGTTTGGATTTCAAGGTAGATCTTTGAATTCAAAAGATAAGATGAGGTATATAACTATTATGTTGGATGAGAATAAACCTAAAATATATGGACTCGATAGAATCAATACAACAAAACCAATCTACATCGTGGAAGGACCGTTTGACTCCACGCTCTTGGATAATTCCGTTGCGATGGCTGGGTCTGATGTTGATAGCAGGACGCTTGGTTGGAGCGATTATATTTGGGTTTATGATAACGAACCTCGCAATAGAGAAATCGTCGAACGCATCTCCAGATCAATTGATAGAGGAGAGAAGGTAGTAATTTGGCCAACGTCTATTGTTGAAAAAGACATCAACGATATGGTGTTAGGTGGACATAATATCATGAGTGTGTTAAAATCAAATACATACTCTGGTTTACAAGCAAAAGTAAAATTAACTGAATGGAAAAAGGTATGACACCTGCAACGGAAATTAATGTTGTAAAGAGGAGTGGTGACACTACACCTCTTGATCTAGAAAGAGTTCATCATATTGTTGAACATGCTTGTCGTGGTTTGGCAGGTGTATCTGAGTCAGCAGTAGAAATGAATTCTGGTTTACAATTCTTTGATGGAATTAAGACATCAGATATCCAAGAGATATTAATTAGATCTGCTAATGATTTAATTACTTTAGAAGCACCAAATTATCAGTATGTTGCTGCTAGATTACTCTTGTTTAGTCTTAGAAAAGCTGTTTATCAAGGGCATCCAGATCAACGTCCTAATTTGTTAGATCATGTAAAGAAGTGTGTTGAATTAAATGTATATGATGGTAGTATAGTAAATAAGTTTTCCGATGAAGAGTGGGAGAAGTTAAATAGTTTTATCGATCATGATCGTGACTATCTCTTTACCTATGCAGGTATTCGTCAAGTAGTTGACAAGTATCTTGTGCAAGACCGTAGCACTGGAGAAGTATATGAAACTCCTCAGTTCATGTATCTAATGATTGCTGCTACACTCTTCCAAGATGACGATAAATTTTACAGATTAGATTACATTAAAAAGTATTATGACGCAATCAGCAAGCACAGAATCAACATCCCAACGCCAATCATGGCGGGTGTCAGAACACCCATTCGTCAATTTGCATCTTGTGTTCTGGTTGATCTTGATGACACCCTCGATAGTATCTTTAGCAGTGATATGGCTATTGGCAAATATGTCGCACAGAGGGCTGGTATCGGTATTAACGCAGGCAGAATCAGAGGAATCAACTCTAAAATCCGTGGTGGAGAAGTTCAACACACAGGTGTCATCCCCTTCCTTAAAAAACTTGAATCAACTGTCAGATGCTGCACTCAAAACGGGATCAGAGGCGGTTCAGCTACTGTCCACTTTCCGATCTGGCATCAAGAAATTCAAGACATCCTTGTTCTCAAAAACAACAAAGGAACAGAAGACAACAGAGTAAGAAAACTTGATTACTCTATACAAATATCTAAATTATTTTATGAAAGATTCATACGTAACGAAAGCATTTCTCTTTTCAGTCCTCACGATGTTCCTGGCCTCTACGATAGTTTTGGTACTGGGAAATTCGATGACCTCTACACACAATATGAGGCAGATGAAACAATCTCAAGAAAGTCTATCCCTGCCCAAGAATTAATTCTTGATCTCCTTAAGGAGAGAGCAGAGACTGGTCGTATTTACATCATGAATATTGACCATTGCAATACCCATTCATCCTTTAAGGATAAGGTTAGTATGAGTAACCTCTGTCAGGAGATTACTT